TGCGAGGGAAGCCGTAAAGAATCTGTTGGTAAGCGGCTTGTGGAGGCATTGGGCGCATACCGCGATCGTCAAGCATTGGCTTAATAGTTGAGCCATCAAGGATTTGGAATCCGTATAAATCTCCACCTACAGTTTTCTGAGGCCAAATAGCCCAAGCATCAAGCACAAGGATTTCCTCAAGTGCCATCATCATCCAGTCAATGAAGGTCAATCCGTTTGAGCGATCAGGGTTCTCCCAAAAACTTCTTAGGCGATAAATATCTTCTGAAAACTTTTCGCGCGCGGTGGACATAGCGCGTGTGTGATCGCCACCAATTTCAGCAATGATCTTCTCTGAGGCGTTTTCTGAGATGACAATATCCCAATCCATACCTGAAATCTTTGCCTTAAGAACTTCGATACAACGGCGAGCAATGTCAATCTGTTCTGCTGCGCCTCTAAGAGTTTTGAATTGTACGAGCTTTTGCTCACTACCAATGTTGAGGTTTTGCGCTACTTGATATTCGTAACGGCGTGGGTCAGGTCTGCCATCAGGTCGCAATGGGTTGATCGCGCCCGGCAAAATAGGTTGTCCGGGGCCGAATGGCACTCCTGACATAAGAGGGTTACGCAATAGCGGTGTCTGTTGTCCGTAAGTCTGATTCTGATTAGCGTTACGCATATCTTGTTCGCTCATCACAACTGCACCTGCTGGCAAGTTCACATTTGGTGCTTTTTCAATTTGATCTGCTACTGCTTTTGCTAGACGGTCAATTAAACCCAATGTCAGCTCCTTGATAATGCCCCTTTTGGTTCAGGCTGAGTGTAATCATAGCGTTATTTCAGGTTCAATAAATTCATCCTTGATTGGGTCATATAAATACCCAATTCCTGCAAACCTGCCACGCATATTGCCGTTGTAGGAAGTTTGTATCCAACGCCCACCTAATAAATCGTGACAATACTTTGCGCCGATAACTTCATTCTCTTTGCCGTCTTGGTCTTGATTGTCCTCATTGGCAACAACGATTACACGAAGGACTGTATTGTTCTCTGAAAGTTCTGCAAAGTGAGCCATTAGAGTCTGTACCTTATTATCACTAAGCCTGAACCACCTGCAGTACCCACGTTTGTATTGCCAGCACCACCGCCACCTGTGTTAGCCGTTCCAGCAGTTCCAGCAGCCGCAGTAGAACCGTTACCGCCACCGCCAAGTCCACCAGTTCCAGCAGTTACTCCACCAGTGTTAGAAAAACCGCCGCCGCCGCCACCAGCGTAATAATAATCCGAACCTGAAAGAACTCCTGTTGAAGTTGCAGTAGCCCAATCATTGTAAATTGCTCCGTTACCACCATTGCCAGCAACAGTTGATGATTGAGCATCTTGTCCTACTGCTCCTGCTCCACCACCACCTGCGGCAATAGAATATGTTCCACCAAAAATTGTATTAGGCACGTTACCGCCAGCATTACCTTGTCCAGATGTACCTGCTCCACCTGTTCGGTTTGCTCCACCTGATGTTGTATTTCCAACCGCACCACCACCAGAACCACCAGAAGCAGAAGGTTGTCCGCCAGCAACAGAAGTAGTTAGTCCAAATACGGCAGAAGAATTTCCAGTAGAACCATATCCACCACCTGCACCAATCATAATTGTATATGTTGCTGCTTGAATAAGTTGATTTGTAAACACCAAAAGTCCGCCAGCACCACCAGCACCTGGTTTTGTACCACCGCCACCACCAGCAATAACAAGCGCATCAATGTATCCGCCAGTAGAAGTCGTAAAAGTTCCTAATGTTTTATAAGTGTGATAACGATAAGTCGAGTCGGTTGTAATTGTTCCACCAGTAGCAACCATTTTTCCTCTGCGTGAAGGAATAACGATATTGTCTTTGCCTGTGAACCAGTCATTGACCTGAGATGACGATAAGTTTCTGCGTATTGGGTTTGACATTACGCCACCCTATTTACATACCCGCTTATATTGACAACGGATGCAACAGAAGCGTAAGCATAAACAGTAATTGCTGAACCTGATGGGGCAAGAATAAGTCCAGGAATAATCAAGGTTAGTCCAGAGTTAGCAGGGATAGATTGCTGAATCTGATTGACTGTTGCCGTTCCACCAAATTGAATAGTAAGAGTGACGGCAGATGAAGATGTGTTAGTTGCATATAGCCAAACTTCGTCAATAGCAGATGTACCTGTGGCGTGAATGGTTGTGCCAGTAGAAGCAGTCTGAGCTACGGCGATTGGTACGCCAGTTGTTGCGCCTGATAAAGCTACTTTGCTATATGTTGCCATTTGTCTATCCTATCCAAATACCTGATTAGCAAGAATGTTGTTTGCATCATTGACGGCTGTGCCAACAATAACCCACGCTGAACCTGTATAAACATACACCGCATTGGCAGCAGTATCAAAGTAAGTATCGCCAGCACGAAGGGTCGGGTTAGTAGGTGCGCCCGATGATTGCAGCAGATTGACTGGGTCAAGAGCTAGTTTGCTCATTGACTTAGCCTATTACAACGACTCGGTAAGCGTTCGCACTAGGGGCTACGGCAAAAGCGATTGTGACGGTATTTGTTGTAGCGCGTAGGTTATCTACGACTACTTCTGAGCCATCTGAAAGCGCATAGACCTGTACCAAGACATCTAATGTGCCAAGGTTGTGAGTAACCGTGTATGAAGTGGCTGAGGTTGAAAGAGTTGTTGAATACTTTTGTGGCGTTGATGAAGCAACAGAGATCGTGTTACCTGAGATCGAGATACCTGTGCCGGCGGTGTATTCACCAGCAGCAGAGAATTGAGTCCAAGTAGTTGTGCCTGAGGCAATAATCCAACCTTGTGCGCCGTTAGTCGTACCCTGCTCCACAAATGTAAAGTCACCTTGCGATGGTGTTGGTTGATCGCTTGATCTTGCCCAAGTAGAAGCAGCAGCAACATAAATACCATTATTGGCAGCAGTTGATTGGTTCTTAACAAGTACGCGGTTTCCAGCAACGATAGATATGCCGTCAATAGTCTGTGGGCCTGAAAGAGTGATGTTTGTTGTTGTCGCTGCGACTACTGAACCCTTGACATTGAGGCCTTGCGCTACGCCATCAACATAACTTTTAGTTGCTGCATCTGTTGAAACAGTAGGAGTAGCAAGGCTTGTGATCTTATGTGAATTGAAAGATACATCGGCTACAGGTGCACCAAATTGGTCAAGTGTGTATGAGGCAGGGTTAAATGAAGTAAGAGCTACCCACGCTGAACCTGTGTAATACTGAAAGTTGTTTGAAGTTGTGTTGAAGTAAATCTGACCAGCAATAGGTGATGATGGTGCGCTCGCTAGGTTCTGAATAACGGCATTGAGCAGTTGGTTTTGACTAAGGTCAAGATTGACTAAAAATTTGCGTGACATTTATTCTCCTAGACTATGTACGCAGTACCGCTAAATGCAGCAGTAAAGGTAATCACCATCGTATTAGCGTTAGTATAACTGAAAGAGCCTTCGCATTGGTTACCCGATGAATCAAAAACTACCGCAGTTGGATAGCCGTTAAGGTTATGGGTAATAGTCCAAGTGGTAGAAGCACTACTTTGGGTGTAGGTATAAAAGACTGCCGTTGTTCCCGATGGCCCTTGTGCGCCAACAGATGAGATCGTAACATTAGGCTGAGTATTGGTAACTGTGACATTCTGAACCGTATTAGTAACGGTTATGTTGTCGGTCATACACGCGCCTGAGCAATAGTTAGATTGCCGTCTAGCCAGTCATAGTTAATGCCACCTGATGAAGTAGCTTTGATGCCGTAGTAGTAAGTGCCTACGCCAAGAGCAGTTGTCTGTGTGCCTGTGATCTGAAATTGCGCTACGCCTGTTGATGGCGATGAAACGGTTACGCCTGAGCCGATCTGTAAAGTCAAAAGGTTACTTAAGGTTACCTGATTGCTTACGGCAAGTTTAATTGTGTACCCCGTAAGGTTAATTGCTGTGCCTGTTGAGTCTGTCCAAGTAACGGTGAAAATTAAATCTATGCCTTGATTAACGACTGGATTGTAAGCAGATGCCATTGAAACCCCTTAATTATCTTTTGGAATTATAGCGGTTTGGCAACGAGGGCAGACTTTAGTTCCGCGCACTAATGGCAATCTACAAGACGGACAAAAGTCGGCCATTGCAGCAAGCGAGCGCAACGCACCTGAATTACCCATCAAATCAGTAACAGCCCATACCATTGCATCCATACGATCGGGAGATGAATCACTATCGGGTTCCCAAGTAACTAACTGATCTTCAAGCTGAGTAAAGTTACTGCCAACAAAGTGAAGTCGTAATTGTTCGCTAAGTGCTGATACTGGTTCGGCTCTGACTTTCTTACCGCGTGATGCGTGAACCTTGCGATAAGGAATAGTTGAATCTACTTGGCGCAATAAGGCTTCAATCATATCTCCACCATTGTTGGCTTCACCAATAATCCTGTCGCACTTGTGCTTGCGATACATCTCAACGGCTTTACGCGCCCACGCTTCGGGAGTTCCGCGCATAGTGGCATCTTCAAGAATGTAGTAATGCCCATCAGGGGTAGCACCTGCTACGACTATGCCTGTTTCATCGCTTGACTCACTACTTGTAACGGCAGGGTCAATAGCAACTACGACACGATAGTAAGGCGGCGCATCCTCAGATTTGATTCGGGCTTCTTCAATAAGAGCGCGAGTCCATAGGGCTGAGTCTGATTCGTCTAGGTATTCCCCAAATAGTTCTTGCCTACCGATGCGCGTTCCAGCATAGCGAGCTTGCAATTCGAGCAATGCAGCAGGTGAGAGGTTTGTTGCGTTGTCAAAGGTCGAACCGCGAGTGATAAAGATTGACCCATCTGTGCGGTTAATCCACTCACGCAAAAGTGTGATGGGCTTAGGGGTTGTTGTAATACAGGCTCTTGGCTTCTCACCAATACGCAAAGCCGGCGCAATACCTTCATACCAAGTCGCATAGGGGTATCTCCATTTCGCTATCTCATCGGCCCAAATCCCTGAAAGGTTAAGTCCTCGACCAGCATCAGGGTTATCTGCGCCAAAGAGGTGAATCTTTTGTCCATCTTTGAAAATGATCTGCCATAGCGATTTGTTGTATTCGTAGTCCACACCTTCAACAAGGCGCATATTCTTTAACACTCGAATAACGCCACTTGCACCTTCTACGCATATCTTGCGAGCATCACTAAAAGTTTCAGCAATAATCGCCCATTCAGTCGGTGCTAGGTCAGGGGCTTGAGGATGATTTAGAGCTTGATCTACTATCCATTGCGCGCCAGTACGAGATTTACCCCAACCGCGACCAGCAAGAATTAGCCAAATGTTCCAGTTGCCCACAGGCTCTTGTTGCTCAGGTCTGCCTATAAACCACCAAGGCGATGTAGTGAGATCGTCTAATGCTTCCTTAGGTAAAGACTCTAGATGCTGAGTGGCTTGATCGGCAGGTAAGTCTTTTAATTGCTCAAATAGACTTTGTGCCATCGCTGCCCTCATCTACGATTTCAGCATCCTCAATTTGCGCGGGTGCGTGACCTAACATAGCGAGTACGAGCGACTTGGAGTCAATTTCAATAGGTTTGCCGTCTTTACCTGAAATCTCTTGGGTGAGTTTGTCTTTACGACCCCATTTATCAGGAAACTTGCGCTCTAAGTACCACGCGCTTGCAGTCCAATTCTCAGCAGCATGGGTTTGGATGTTTTGTATAGCGTTCATTTCAGCTTCGGCCTCAGCCTTTTTAATAATGTCCGCGTATTCCGCGTAAGGTTCGATTCCTTGCTCGCCTTTTTCTATCCATTGGTAATGTGTTGAACGACCTATGCCACAAGCATCCGCAGCAGTTGAAGCGTAGTTGCCGTTCCTTATTGCCTCAGCCATTGCATTTTGGATGACTTCACTCAGGATTGTTGTTCGGCTCATTTAGTGCCTCCAAACGAGCATCAAGCAGATTGTCCATCTCACTCATCAGAAATGCCTTGCGTTGATGAGTCAGCCTATTGCCGTATCTGTCCTTGAGCATGACAGCAAGATGCGCGATTGCTTCATCTATGTCGGCAATCGTTATTACATCTCGCTCAATAATCATAGGATTCATTTTACTGCTTTGCGTGACTCCCTGACTTTTGCATAAGTCTTTATATCGTCTGCGGAATAAAAGACTCTTTTGCCCTCTTTCTTTACCCACGCGATTGTTCGGCGATATTGAAGTTGGCGCAAATTGTTAATGTTAATACCAAGATGCTCAATGACCTTAGCGGTATCCCATAGTTCTTCTACCAATTTGGGAACTCTCTAGTCATATTAGGTAGTTCTGTGAGAAAATCTTGCTTGTTAGCGTGAACTACAGGTGCTTGGCGAGCAGGTGTCTTAGCAGTCATATAGAAGTTGTTGCCAGCGATCTCAAGTGAGGTTTTAACTTCCCCGGATTTGTTGGTGTAAGTAGATTGAGTCAATTTGCCAATCACCATAACGCGATCACCTTTCTTAAGGTTCTCTAGTACGGCATCAGACTTGCTATTCCAAAAGGTTACGCGAAACCAAGTTGTATCTCCATCTTCATATTGACCATTAACTTTGGTGCGTGGAGTATGAGCTAGAGAGAATGTTGCGAGTGTTTCTTCCTTAAACATCTTCATTTCAGGGTCAGCCCCTAGATTGCCTTCAATAATAATTTGATTAAGTTGCATAATTTTGCCTTTCGTCTTGGAAAGATTACATTACACGATCTCTACGCTGCCGTCATTTCCAAGTAAAACCCAACAGCCATCAGGTCTAAGCATCTTGGCGTTTTCGGGTTCATCCCAACTACTGACCATCCACCCGCGCTCTGTGGCTAAAGAGGGATTGCCGTGAATACTGTGAGTTCCTAAATTGTGGCAAGAATGGTGAACTCGAATGAGATTTGATACCGAGTCTTTACCGCCACGCGATTTGAGTTTCCTGTGGTGCAACGCCATAGATTCAAGGGCTGGCTGACCGCAGGTTTCGCAGTAATGACCAGCCCTCTCCTCTACTAATCGAACTATCTCTTGTTTCAATACCAACCAAATTTCTGTTCGTGAGTCCAAGCCCTACATATAGAGCCGTAGCGAACAGAAATATAGTGCAAGCCATATTTAATCTGCTTCATCGGGTCTGAGGTCTTATGAACTTTATAGTTCCCCCAAGTTGTAGGCATAAATTGAAAAATGCCATACGCCCCTGATGACTTATTGCGCGCTCTAGGATTCCAATGAGATTCCTGAGTTATCAACTTATCTAGGCAGACAAACTCTTGTTTGTTTTGCACCTGTAGCTTTGCGTACATCCTTGGGTGCTGAGCAAACATTTTAGGAGCAAATGCGGCTTGGGCATTTACTGTCTGACAAAATCCAACCACTAGGGCTATTACAAGGATTCTGCGCCAAGCCCTTATCGGGCAGCCTTACCCCGGTTCATTGAAACTTCGCAGGTATGTGTTTTGAATGTATCCATTTTCGTTTCCTTTCAGAAGATGTGGACAGTCCTAGTTTAGTGCCAAACCCCTGATAACGGCAGGGGTTCAGCGATGTGTCGCTCATCGTGATAGGCCGATAGCGCAAAATTTAGACACTTGAACTGCCGCCACCCCACCCATCTCCCTTAAAGATTGGGCGAAAGGTCGAAAAGACACGCTTCATAGAATCCCCGCATACGGCGCAAGGGGCGTTCTCAGGGGCAGTACCTATAGGGAACTCGATGGTGTAAATGCCATCTAGCTCACACTCAAACTCATAGTTAGCCATTTTTCTTACCCTTAGCAATCTCTCGAATAGTCAGTTGCGACACGCCGTACCTTTTGGCAAGTTCGATCACATTGACTGCTTTGCCTTTTTCAATTTTGTATTCAGCGCGGATTTGGCGCATCTCATCTTCGTTCATTAGAAACCTCCCATAATCCAAAACAACGCTGACAATAGATCAGCCATTGCGCTCTGTAGTAAAGCCAAAAATTGCAAACTATTCATTTTTTTCTCCCGTAGCTTTGAGGTGTAGATATAGATTGTGGTTAAACATCAAGTCATTAGCCGGGGATTTAACTACAACGCCATTGACCATATAGCCGTCAGTATTAACTTCGTGAATGATGCGGTAATCGCAGTCAAACTCTTGGCAAACCTCAATAATTGTCATACCAACTCCTTTTCAATGGCTTGGATAGTTGAGCAGGGGTAGTTTTCATAATCGCGACACTTTAAGCAAGATAAACCAAATTTACCTTCAACTGGCTTATGCAATTCCACTATTGCACAAAGGGCTAAATACGCTTTTACTCCAAATTTTTTGCCAAAAATTTGACTTGAATTTAATTTTGCCAATAATTCATTATGTGTCATCGGTCGCAACTATCGTCAGGGCTTCCGTGTTCCTCGCAATAGTAGTAACGCTTGCCGTCATCACTCTTACAAAGTGGGCAATGCTCTACTCCGTCAATGAATAGGGCTTGATCGTCAGGATAATCGCCTGAACACTTTGTGCAGTAAGCAACTCGATCAGCCCAAGCGTTCAGCCATATTTCGCGTGTGCTCATAGTCCAGCCTCACACTTGTAAATATCGCCCCAACACCATCCGTTACCTGTCCACCAAATATGATTGACAAGATAATACGCGGCAATAATTCCGATTAGAGCTACAACACCGAATACAACTCTACGGCGCACAACATACTTGCGTTCCATTCTCACGATGCCTCCTTCATAAAATTAACTTCGATCTTTAGTGAGCACCATTCGCACTCTGCGATAGATGCTTCCATCTCAACAAGATGGATTATCAAGCGATTGGCGAACCCGCCTTTAGTTCCACACCATACGCACCTCATCGATCACCATCATCGAAATAGTGAAGAACTAGAAATATGGCTGTGATGACAAGAAATCCAAGAGCAAGAAATGACCACATTAGAGTTCGCCTCCATAGTTAGTAGTAATGACATAAAGTGAATCGGCGGTATCAAAGAGAACCTTGTATTCAAAGTTCAAGGCTTCAAGGAACGCCTTGGCAAAGAGAACGCTTGGATAACCTTCTAGCCAATAAGCGCGAAAGAATGTGTAATCCAAATCAGTTGAGTCATCTAGGGTTTCAAAACGACCCTCTTGCTTCTTCCACGCCTTGAGAGTGCTTGCCCAATTAGTTGAATTAACTGTGAGTTGATCGAAGTCAGTAGCGGTGAGTTTCATTTATGCCTCCACTTGATCTATGTCTGAACCATTAAAGCGAATATCAAAATCGACATCGCCACCATCTTCATTTGTTGGCTCGTCTATTTGAGCAATACAATCGTGTTGCAGTTTTTCTAACTCATTCTCAGTTAATTCGCGTGATGAGTCAAAAGATATGACAAGGTTATATCTAGGCATTTATCCCACCTGCATATCTGAACAATCAGGACACCAATAGTAATCGCCATTTTCATCGTGTTGGGAATACCATTTTGCGTGATGTTCTTGTGGTGACAAATTACAATAACGAGTTTGACCATCAGGTGAGTACCAATACTTACGCTTTAGAACATAACCATTTTCTACTAACCAATCTGACCAGTTTCCTGTTCTTGGCTTGAACTCTTTAACAATTATTTCTGTATTCACTTTCTACCTCCGTTATTAGGTATGTGGGGCGGTCTGCCCTACAAAGCAAACATTACGCCCAATAGATTACGGAGTCAAGCACCTATGGGAAAAATCTTTATATCTGCCCCCGGTGTGTCGGAATAGACCTTTCTAGAGCTGATGTCCACAATTTGAGAGTCATCCACATAGCAAATTCCTGTGAGCGCATCTAGACACGCGCGTATATATTTGTCCAAATCCGGTGCAACGCTTGGGTATTCACGCTTAACAGTCTTGGGGCGGCGAACCCTAAAGGTGACATCTATACCCATCGGGCCATCTAGGGGCTTTGCGCCAGCGAATCGAGCTGATAGGGCAATAGTTGAACGCCAAACGGCAAGGGCTGAACCCTGAGAGTGGAGAATATGCCCATTTATGACTTTCATTGAACCCTGAGGCACGGGCGTTCCGTCACAACTGAAAGCCGTCATTCCCGTCACTCCCGTCACTTTTAATGACGCCTATGACGCCTATGACGCCAATTTTACCCAATCAGGGTAACTGAGTCAGTCACAACTTTATGGGTTGCGCCATTCTCGTTCTCTAAATAGAAATCCCAAGCTCCTGATAAATCAGCCTCAGAGGATTTAACTGTGAAAATTGAGTTGCCAAATTTAACTTGGTCACCCGGTTGAACAAACCCCGGATTAACGATTGCAGTAGTCATAATCACCCCCTTGCGGTTGCGTAATGCTTACGATAATGGTAACAGATTACTGTGACTTATCGGACATTTGGCGCACAATGTCACGGATGTTTTTGGGCGCAGGAACGCCTTTAGGCTGTTCGTCAGCCTTAAAGATAGGTGGCACTATGGTCGGAGTGTTAATAACCCCTCTAAAGCCCACCTGCGACCGCTTAGGGGGTAGTGGTTGGTCTAGCCAGCGTTCTCCATTGAGCCAAGTTGCAGGATGAGCAGTAAATTCGGCTTCTCGGTTCGGGTCTTTTGAATAACGCTCTGCTCCTTCGATGATGAGATCAGGCGCATTTTTCTTAGTTGCCTTAGTCCAAGCCTTGAGTGCTGAGGCTTTTCCAATCTTGATGGGGTAGGTATTCCAAAACTTCTCAAAATCCTCGGTGTATATATATTTATCTTTATCTTTATCTTCCTCTTTATGGTTGAACGCTTGTTCAACATCCGTTGAACGGTCGTTGGACATCCGTTGAACGGCTGATCTTTTACCCGCAAATGAGGCTTGTTCTGACCTTTCTCGAACCTTGGCAAGATCATTTTCGACCCTAGCGTGAGTCCAAATATCTCCGTCAATCCAAAAGAACTCAGCAAGAATATCTTTGTTATCTTCCCATTCTTCTTGGGTCATACGAGCTACAAAGGCAAGGCGATCACCTGAATTGTCTAGTGGCTTACCTCTTTGCCAGTAGTTCATTAGAAGCAACATATACGCACCATTTTGCGCTGCGTTTAAGTGAGCCGTATCAGCCAAGTAATCGCTGACATAAAACTGCATATACGGTAGTGATGTCATTATTTTCCAATCGCCTCGTTAATCATTGCTTCTGATACGCCAAATCGAGCAAAGTCGCTCATCACTTGGGTTCTCATTTCTGAATCTTTTTTATCGTCAAGTGATCTCCTCTCATCTGCGGTCATCCCGCCCCAAACGCCGTATCGCTCGTTCTTGAAGGCATACCCTAGGCATTGCTTCCAAATAGGGCAAGGCGTACAGGTGAAGCGAAAGACATCAAGGTCAATCACTTTCAGCGCGTTGCGTTCCTCGACTTTATAGAAGAACTCGGTGGGCAGGTTTTTACACGCTGCCCTATCCCAGTCCACATCCATATAGCCGTGAATAACAGGAATGGTGTTGTTCACCGCATCATCAAGTTGCTTGCCGTCATAAGTGCCATCGTCAAATTGAGTAATGGAGTTGTCTTTTATCCACCTATGAATGGTGCGCTTGGTTACTCGATAACGCTGTGAAGCATCATCGAGGGTTATTTTGCTGGACATCCATTAACTCCTGTTGGGTCGTAGTAATCACAATAGTCACGGCAGAAATAAACATCCTTCTCAGGAGCAGGAGGAAGATTCTTTTCAGCCGCTTCTTTAACTTCTGCAAGCCACTTTAATCCTTGTTCAGCGATTTTCCTGTCATAAGGCTCGGAGTGTTCCTTAATATCTTTTGAAGAACCATCGCGAGCTAGCGCAACAAGAGTCACGGTTTCTATTGGTAAGCCGTTCATCTCTAGTAAGTACCCATAAATCTGAACTTGCATACGCTGTTGATCGCTAGGAAAGAAACGCAGGTTCTTAGCCTTAGTAGTTTTCCAGTCAATAATTTGCGCTTTATCTTTGATGTATAGGTCTATGTGACCGCGCAAGCCTTCATAGGCGAACTCTTGCTCGATCATAAAGTTGTCACCGAATGGGTCATCGCGCTTAATCGCTTCTGCAATTCCAGCGTGAATGAATGTACCCATAATCGCGGCAATGGAATCCGTCTGATTAACCTTTGGCGCATTAGTGATCTGCATAAAGACTCTACGCCGGCAATCCCCTATTTGAGATGGGCCGATGTCAGTCTGAGTAGATCGGTCACGAGTGTCATCGTGTGCCGATAGTGAGCCAATCAGCATCTTTGCTATATCGCTCATTAGTATTTACGCTTCCAGTATTTGAACTGAGCAAGACCAAGAAGCCCAAACCCAATCCCAATAAGCGCGGATAAAACTAAAACTGCAACCCAAATAAATCCAACTAAACTAGTCAATTAGAATCCCCGCCTTTCGCGCTTTTACCAATAAGTTAGCCGCGCTTTGATAGGTAATATCTAACGCTTCTGAAACTAACTTTGCTTTTGATTCATAGGGAAATTGTTTAATCAAGTCAGCCGCTAATTGCTCGCGCCATTGTTTAGATGTTGCTTTTTTAGGTTTTTTTGATGAATTTACCAACCTTAATAAAACGCCAACTCGTATAAGTCTTAAGTCTGTGCCATTTAACGACCTTTTGTTTTTTGTCTGAATAGAAATTTTTGTTATGAAGCCGTCTAATTCTTCAAATTCAACATAAAGGTCGTTAAATTCAACGCTGTGCATCACGCTACATCCATCCCTGTCCGAACCGAAGTTCCAATAGAGCGAGCAATATCTACTTGCACTCGAAGTCGAGCGACATTTGCGCGGTTAGCTTTGACGATGGCTTCATCGGTAGCAATCTGTTTGTGTAGATCGTTATTTTCAATAAGTGCCATATCCTCACGCTCTCCAACTGTGTAGTTCTTGCCAGTAGGCGATGATTTAGATGCAAGACCTATACGAGATTTAGCCATAGCCAATTCGTATTCAGCCTTGTTGCGGTGATAGTTAGCCTCGCTATCTACTAACTGATCGTGGGCTTCGTCAATGAGTTTGCTTAACTCTTTGAGTCGGCGTTCAACTTGCTCCGGGGTAACTACGCTCATCTTTTCCATACCTCCACATAGAAGTAGAACTTGATGAAACTGACACAGAAGGAGCGATCTTGAATGTTGATGAAGATGCCAAAGCCCCAGTCATCGGACATTCCTGAACCTGTTTTAATTGTCATCGCTTATTCCAATCGCTAAATACCACTTAAGGAAGTCAATAGATACATCTTTGTAATCAGGGTTGTATTTGATAGCAAAGCCCCAATCGTTTGTTTGTCCGTATGAGGTGACCTTAATCATTTGGTAACCCGTGTTTCACTATGGCAATCGCAGCCATTTTGGTACGCCTCGATGCCGCATACCAATCGGATGAGATGTCTGTTGGCGTTTCTAAGGCTTCAAGTTCCTTAGCAATCTTTTCGCGTAATAACTTTTCGTTATCCATTAAACCGCTCATTTAAGTTCTCCTAACGCAATACGCGCACAAATATCTTGCACTTGTAGAGCTACATTCTCAATACCTGATTTCACGATTGTCTTGCGGTCATTCACAAAGTCAATGGCACAAATCTTCTCGTAAATATCTAAGCGAATTTCAGCCTCTATGCGAACAGTCATCTTGGTAAGTTGCTCAGCAAGAAACTCATCATTTTTAGCACCAAGGATTAACTTGCCATCCTTGATTTCCCAATGCTGTTTAGTCGTGCAGATTATGCGCATTTGAATTTTTCCAATCTTTAAAAGCGTGTACGCCAATTAGGTGCATCATTTCTTCATAATCGAGAGCCATTGAATCTATTTCTATTTCTTCTTGAGGCATCCGATATTTCATCAGCCATTGGGCAACTACGAAAACAGTATCTTCCACGCATACAGAAATAACCTGAGATTCCAACAAGTCATATTCTGAATCAGGTTCTTTCATTTCTTCTAAAATAGTTTCTTTTAAGTCACCCGTTAAGACAAGCCGTGCGTTGTAAAAGCGATACGCTGCTTTTCTTAGTTGAGAAAGCAAATCGTTAAAGAATGGGTCATTTGGAAGTTCATCAAGCGCATCCTCAATATGTTCACTCATAGCAACATCCCTTCATCGGCTGAACGCCAAACGATGCAGTTGTTACCTTTATCGTTCTTGCGTGTAGTTCCTGTGTCAATGACAAACCCACCTTCTACAAGTGAGCCTCGGATTGGGCGAACGGTATTACCGTCAAGATGCAGGTATCTTTCGATTTCTTGATCGGTAAGACCGCCCATCCCTTTATTCAGAAATAACTCATAGACCTTTCGGCGCAATGTTCCGATCTTTGGCTCAATCTTGGCGCGAGCCTCTATGGATGTTTGCTTCACGATAATTCCTGCACTCTCTTGTTGAGAGCATCTTTAAGGGTCGTACCTGCAACCCTGTCATCCAAAAAATCTTTTTCTTGATTCCAAATAACGCGTAGGTTCTCTACATCATTTGTTTCGGCAATCAGTTTGAGTATGCCTTCTAAGCGTTCTAACTGCTCAGGCGTGAGTGTGCGTACCGCTTGGAGTTTGCGCGGTGGATTCTTTTCATAGCGTTCAACCTTCTGCATCTCCTCACGAGATGGGCGTTTGTTGCCTGAAAAGATGAAGTTTGCAAGCGCGCGACCTATTGCTGAGGTTTCACATACCTCAAGTGCGCTAGATGTTGTGACCATAGATGAGCCGACAATTTCCTCAGCCATCCCTGTTGTTGTTGGGCGTTGATCTTCTTTGTCGAGATAAACAAAAGCCTTAATGACTTTGCGCTTATCATCATCAAATAAGACATCGGTCAAAATTCGACCATTTGGATAGGCTTCCCAAAACTTCTTAATTCGGGATTCGACTGTGTCGTACTCGTCTAGATTGAATCTAGCCATTTTGCCTTCTTTCTGTAGGGGTCGGTTCTCTCCGACCAGTTGCGAGAACCTTAGACGATAGATTACGGATTGTGAAGCACCGCGCCCGCGTGTTTTCTGCCAAGATAGACCTATGATTCGCGTACAGATCAGCCTATGGAGCCTCGCCGTTATGGTGGAGGCTGAATTGAAGTACCCTGACCAAATTGACGACATTTGTAACCGCGCCAGTACCCTTTTTGTAACCGGGCTTATGGCAGCCAAGAATCAAGAATTAGACATCACCCAAATTGGCACTATTGACTTCGGGCAGGATGAAATAGCCGAGGAAGATTAAGCCTTCAACTGCTCCATAAACATATACGGCCCACCTGTGTAGGGGTCGTGCTTACTAGCAATCTTTAGTGCTTGCTGAATATCTGCCCCTGCTTCAAGCGCACCAATGGCAAGACTCGAACCCGAACCTACGCCATAAAATCCCGATGAGTCTAGGCTGACCGCAAAGTCATCGGCGATGTCAAACACCTCACCGCATACGGCAATGAGGAAAGCAAAGTTGTAATCATCATCAGGGTCTTTGTCCCACTTATAGTCGTTGTCCTTAAAACATTGTTTGAGCGATGGAACAACTTTAGAAATGATGAAGTGGTAAATATCTTTTTTATCGGTAGCCGTTGGTTTAGGCGGTGACCAAATGTGCTGAGCTATATCGCAAGCCGCGCTCTCGCCAGCCCCGGCAATAATAAATTCACCGCGTTGTGAAATCTTGACCATTCGCGGATGATTGAATTTGCGGTTAGCGGTGACCAATGAGTCAGCACCGAATACCACGCCATCTTCATTCTGCTGCGCCACGATAGTAGTCACTTAAGCCACTCCCTATAAGATTTTACATAGATAGTTCCATATCCTACCGAGGCTAGGATGAAGCCGTATTGGTGGCTGGTACACGCGTAGATAACCCATAGGCTCTCATTGAGCATAAGTATCAACCAGCCCCAAACGGTTTTTCTTCCTACGAAGAAAATTCCTATGCAACCTACTAAGGCAAGAACCCAAGACCACATTTAATCACGCCACTTAATAACGATTTCGTACCCTAGATCGTAGGCAAACTCTTGGGCTTCAAGGAATGTGGTTTTTTCAAACATAAGCCACGCTAAATCTTCAAGAGTTATTTCTTTTGATTTGACCCAAGGTTTTCTCATTAGTCCAACCACAACCTATGCTCGCTAGTTACGCGACCTTTTTCTCCGTCAATAAAATGTAAGCGTTGAGAAGGCACACCATTGCTGGCAAGTAAATCTCTTGCGTAGCGGTTACCTGATTCAACTGCGCCACTCATAAACACGCTTCCCTCGCCGTTAGCCATATTCCAACTTTGATGTTGGTGATAGTGACCAATGTAGAGATCGCGGAAGTCAAAGCCCTTAGTGATCTTATCTACCTCATCAAAGAACTTATACGCACCTGATTTCCAGCGATCAGCAAAGCGAACGATTGTGGATGCAGTACCCCAACGAATTTCATCGCCGTGAATAAGGAGAGCTTTGTAATTTTTTATTGTGACACGCTGTATGTCTTCTTTAGTCATCTGCCAAGTCAAACGCTTCTCATCTTTCAGAGCTTGACCTGCAAACATAAATGCCAACTTATCCCAGTTAATATCCTTAGGTAGTTCGCCAAACTTTCCAATTCTTCCGTGATTGCCCGGCTCGCAGATAACTGTGACTTTCTCAAAGTTAGCCAAGAGTGTGCGGGTTATCTCGATCATAATTCGGGAAGCATCCACAAACTGACTCATAACATCTGAATCAACTTCATAGACTTGGCTTGGGAATATCGTTGTGTTCTCAATATGATCTCCACCAAACATAACAACAATTTCTTTTACAGGGTGATCTGCGCGTTGGATGTTAGTGAGCAAAATTGTTTTCTCAATAGATTGCTTGACTAGGCGTTCGCACTCTTTACTGTCGTATGTCAGGGTGTGTTTGCCTAATTGCCAGTCGGTTGAGTGCAGTAGCGCAACCTCAGCCTTCTTTGTGCGAGTGTCTTTTACCGGAGAAGGAACGGCGGGTAGTGGGCCAGCCGAGAGCATCGCATCGTGAGCCGCTTGAACTACGGCAGCAGTAAAATCATCGCGGTTCTTTTTGACCTTAGCCAGTTGCCTTTGTGCGTTAAGTAAAGCGTTACGCAGTTCGGTTATCTGTGGGTCGGTATCTTTAAGTTTATCTTCAAGACTCATTTATGCCTACAATCGTCATTCCGTGTTTGGTGTAGCCCTGTTTATCCACCCAAGAATCTTCGTGGAATGGATTTTTAGTGATGCGAACAGATTTGAGCGCATCCATCATTAGTGCAACTTCGTGCGGGGCAATATCTTCATCCATATTAAGAAGCGCGCCCCAAATGCGACCGATACGAGTGAACTCTGTATAAGCATCGCCGTATTGAGAAAGGCGTTCAATAAGTATGTCATCTACTTTTTTACGCATCGACATTTTCCTTTGCTGTGTTGATAAAAAGTGTTATTGCTTATTTTGTAGCCTTCAAATTTCAAAGCATTAAAAATTGCATTAGGTGATACGCCATTTTGTTGAGCTTTTTCTATAGCATCTTTATCTTTAGTATTAAGTGATTGAAGGATTTTACCCATACTGCATAATGAACTTTTTTGAATTATTGCCTCGTTGAGCAGATCGGCTATTGCCATTAGTTGCCTTCCTTTCGTGGGGAAGCCTAACTTAAACCTGTGGACAACCGCGTAAGACACGCGCAAGCAAAAAGCCCCCGCCTTTTAATGACGGAGGCTTATTAGGCTTTAATATCACTCGAAGCCTAGTCTGCTATACCCTGTTGGTATCTGACCAACAGCGTTACTTTATAGCGCGGGTTCTGAAACTTGTTTAACTTGAGAGCGTGTCGCAGCCCTAATTTTTAATTTAGCGGGGGAATAACCATTGATAGTGCGCCCAGTCTTTTTATTAGTTTTGGGATGTTTTTTAGAAGCCTTACCGTTTGGGCGATTGTCATTGCGCTCGCCTCTAGTTTTGTTCTTAGCCATTAGCGGATTCTATTCGATGTTATTGACATACGGCGTGACGATATGAGAGTCAGGTTGAACGCCCGGATTTGAGGTGGGATTGTGGGGTACAGAACCTCCCCCAAGAGCAGCAATTCCAACCAGCATTAAATGGTGAAGATCGGTGGCATACCCGCAAGCAGTCCAAGTGGTCATAGCCGTACCTGATGCAAGGGCAAGGGCTTTAGGGTTGGTAATCGGTACGCGTATCAAGGCAGTTCCTTCATTAGAGCTATGTAGGTTGATTTATCTACGATACCTGTTTGTGGGCTTCCTTGCCGTTTCTGAAAGGCTTTGAGTGCGCTGATATGGGTAGATGTCCAAGCCGTGTTCTGAGCCACCGCAGGAAGTAAGCCAGCCTTGTATAACGCTTTCTCAACTGCCAATTCTTGCGGGGTCTTGCCTTTAAGCGGGAAGTCCGAAGCAGCCCAAGCGGGGGCAGTAAATACGGTTGTGGGCTTAGTGACGGCAGGGGTTGAGTTGTGAGTAACTGCCATCCCTCCCCCGGTAAGAGCAGTCGCGCCAGCAACGCCACCTGCAACCATCTTGTTTGTGCCTATAGATGTGGCTGGCTTGAGAGTTGTTTCGTATTGAGGGCGAACGATTGCTAAGACATAAAGGTAAGGGCGGTGGCGTAAATAAACTCCGTTGCCATTAGCCTGTGATGCGGTCAGCGCGTGGTCAGGGCTTGTATTTGCACCAACAGTTGTTATGCCATCTTTAGAAGCATCTACGATAATTTCAATGTGATCGGCTTGTCCATTGCCGTTAAATGAAAAGAAAACTAAATCGCCGGGTCTGCCGTCATATTTATTGACCACGCAACTTTTTTGTTGAAACCACGCAAGTCCAGCAGGGCAGTAGGCGAAGCCTTTAGAAGTTTGAGCAGCAACTAAGTGTGAAAGATTATTTTGCCCAAATACCCAGCTCACAAACATCGCGCAATAGGGTTGATTGTTCATCCCATACCAAGTGCCGTAAGGATTGTCGTTATTAGCACCCTCGACAAAGCCCACCTGCTGTTGAGCGGTGTGAACGATGTCTAGTGCGTTTGCCATTTATCCTCCAATAAAAAAGCCCCGACCCCTTCTCCAAGGTCGAGGCTCTTTCGTAATTCTACTACTTAGTAGTTTCAGCCTTTGCGATCTTGTTTCCCTCAGTAATGGCAGCATCAACGGCAGCCTCTACGAGTGGAGCAGGTGCGCCTGTCTTTGCGCTGATTGTGTTCACAAGGCTCTTAGGATTTACGCGAGCCAAGATTGGTACTAGGAGTCCACCAACGACTGCTTCTGTTGCAAGTTGCTTGATTGAATCGTGTGGCTTGATTTGATAAGCAGCATAGCCAGCAGCAACAATGCCGTAGCCGTAGTGCTCTAATAAACTTTTTTCTTTAAGCGTTAGGTTCAGTTTGAACTTTGCCATCTTTATCCTTCTTTCCGATGAGGTTACGAACATACTTTTGTGCT